AGAGATTAACTACAATAACAAGCATTATGTTGCTGTGTGTTGGCTTGGTGGTAGCAAACCTACCGACAAACCTTCAGATAAAGCTATTAAATCTGTTAAGTGGCTCTACTCACAAGTAGGTGGAGAATTAAGACCACACTCTTCATTCAAACAAACATCTTGTCCTGGTGATGCTTGGAGACAAAAGATAGTAGAAGGATTACAGGTAGAGGAAATAGATAACTCATCTCCACCTGATATGATACATCCAAACTTTATTCAAGAGAAACTTGATACAATTATTGCTAAACTAGAGAACATAGAGAATAAACTAAAGTTAGGAAAATTAATACAATGAGCGAAGAATATAAAGACTTAATTGAAAGATGTCTTTGGACATTTGTAGAAACATTTGCTTCAACACTTGTTATTACACCTGCGTTAGGTGTTGACATAAGTACATTAGAAGTAGCTGCCTTATCTGGTGGTGCTGCTGTGTTATCTGTGTTGAAGTCATTTGCGAAGAAAAAAGTATCTACACCAGTTAAAAAAGTTTCTCGATAGTTATAGCAAAGCCGAGGGTGTTATCCTTTCTACCTCGGCTCTTGCTTACTTTTAATTAAAACGGAGCTTCATTTTCCCCGATTTCATCTAATGATTTTAATTCAGGGAGAACCATTCCATTCTTTGCTGCTGCATAGTCTTTCCAACTGTCAGGAGTATCTCTGTTATCCATCCACCAAGACTTTGCAAACACCTTACCGTCTACTGTATCTCCTGCTGTACAGTTACCCATAGCTGTACATCTGAAGTCAGGACTTGTAGGTTTATTCTTCTCATCACTGCTGTAATATTTAACTGAACTACCACACGGACAGTACAAGCCATTTTCATCTATAGCCATAGAGCCGTCCTTGTGTGTTTGTTTGAAACCTTTTGTACCATAGTTAGCATTATCTAAAGTTTCTTTTACATTAGATTCAGCCTCAACTTTTGGTGCAGGTTTTTTAGTCGCAGGTTCAGAGGTTTTATTTCCGACCTTGCTCATCTCTTCTCTACTTGGTCTAGGTTTAGTACTACCTTGATACTTCCAGTTAGCTAAAGCACGACCTATGGCTGAAGTCTCACAGTTCTCCATCCAAGCGTCAGCATTTGCAAACCCACCTTGACCTTTAGTTTCTTGTGCTATACCAGTAGATACAGGTAAGGCGACCTTACTATCTGTATATACTTCAGCTTTAATTGTTACACAACTACCGTCATCAGTAATATGTACAACATTAGTTTCGATACGACCGTTAGGATTATCAGACCAAAACTTTTTCAGTCTATCCTCGACCATTTCATATTCGTTCAAATTGAACTTTGCCATATATGACCTCCTGTTATATATATAATATAGTTACTTCTCGTTTATAGTTGTAACTTCTTTTGTTTGTAATTGTGGCTCGTTAAATAATTTACACAATACATTCACGCATACAAGATGTGCTTCTTTAATACGCAAGTGATTACCACAGTAATAACAAATCATTCTTTGTCAGTCTCCTCTAGTTGTACTAAGTATTCGGCTGTTACGCCTTTGTTTGGTTTAACAAACAAACAGAACTGTGATGGTCTACCCATACTTGCAAGTTGTTCTTGCGCGAATGTGTTATAACTTTCAGTACTACCATTAACCCACACACGTGTATCGTTTATATACATTGTGGTAGGGGTGTGATAGTGACCACACACTGCGTGTGTAAAGTTCTCCATCATTCCATTTGCTGCTAAAGATTTCCAACCTAGAATTTTTTTGTTATATCCATACCAAGGTATACCTGCGTGACCTCGTATCTGGTCACCGTGAAAGCACATAAACTTAGCCTTACGACCTAAGTTAGCTACGAGATACCAGTTTCTTTCATTACCCCCGTCAGGAACTATGAACTTAATACGTGGTTCATTTGCAAACATAGTCTCTAGTATCTTTCCTAGCATACGGTCAGCGTTGCTTTCAGGACTGTAATCCCTACGTGAACGACCACCTAATGCACCGTGATTACCAATGACCCAGTAAACTTCTACTTCTTCAAACTCTGCTAAGAGTATAGAAAAGAATTTGTGTAGTATGCGTGGACCATCAACTGTTACTTGCCTGTATAGACTTGCATCAATCAAGTGAGATTGTCCAGGAAAAATCAATTCACCTTCTACGATATCTCCTAAGCATAGAACAGCACACTTCTTCACAGGGTGTGAGGCTCTTTGCAATCTCGCTAATTCAGAGATTTTATGCGCGTACTTGACAACTCTTTCTTCAGCCACCTCTGTTGAATACGTAGGCGTAGTCTTAGCTAACTGTATATCAGATAGTAAAGGTACGCATATCTCTTCGCCAACAGATTTCTTAGACTTTGGTGGTGGCTTTACAGGTGGTAAATCCAATGACAAGATACCATCTTTGACTGCTGTATATACAGCTTCAATCAAGTCAGCTTTCTTGTCTTTGAGTTTATCAATCCTTTTGAGAAGTCTCTCGTTAGTAGCTTTAAGTTCTGCGTACTTGCCGTCAGTAACTTCAGCTAATAACTCTGTTATTTCTTGTTTAGTTCTCTTAGCCACGTTCTCACACTCGTTGGTGTAATGCTTATCCCATACTCTGTGTCTAAGATATCAGAGATAGTCACAGCATTAACTCGCTTATTATTTTTTATTAATTCTTCGATAGCATCTAAAAATTCTTGCACTTCCGATGACACATTTTCGTACCACTTTCCCGTACCAGAAACAACACTTTCGAGAAGTTTGTTTATATCTTTGCTCATACGTATTATATTAACAGAAGTTTTAAAAAGTAAACGAAATATAAAAGAAATATACGCACGCGTAAGGAAAGCAAAATTTTTTTCGTGTAATACGCACGCGTATTGAGACCAAAAAAAAGGGTACGCGCGTGTGCGCGTACCCTTACGTGTAGAACACAAAGTGAGTAAAAGCCCTACACGAATTAAATTATTTCTTGTAAGCCTCTACCCACTCTTTGGCTTTTTCAATATCCATCAATGGAATTACTTTGAACTTATTCATCTTTGCTAGTGCATCAATAAATAAATGTTTAGCTCTTTGCACGTACAATGTTCCATCTTTACCTTCAGTCACTCCTGTAAATGCAAGGTCAGATACTAATATTCTTGGCTCTGCTTGTTTGCATAACCAATCAATAGCAGGTCCATCAATAATATTGTTCTGGTCGTGAATAGGAATTTCTTCAACCCACTTACCATTTTGAGCTATAATCTGTAGATGTCCTAGAACATCATCTTTCTTATAACCATCACCTGGATAGTTAACACCAGAATAAATAGCTACAGTACTTGCAGGCAACATTCTTACCAATGCTTCTATATCATCATCGTCAAAGTGCATTGAACCACTAGCGTCAATTAGAACTGTACCACTAATACGTTTAGCTTTATCAATGAATATCTTTTTGTCGGTAGCGTATCTGTGCATAGCATTAGGTCTAACACCTATGTCTTTCTTTCTTTTCGATTTACCCATAAGTTCGGCAGGTAAACTTCTAGTAAGTTTAGGAGTTCTAATAGCCATCTTACCCCAGAATGCTGTAGCATCACTTGCTGACTCACGTAGTTCAGACTTGACAGTATTATCTAAATCTTCCATATCGTCATCATCAAGAATACCTTGAGTATCAAATTCGTAATCTCCAATATTCTTTATGGCAACACTAGGCATAGTATCTGCAGTATATTTAACTCTTAGCTTTTCACACTCGTCATAAATATATTGAGCAACAGATTTTATCTTAGAGTTAGGTACAGACTTGCTGTCTTTACGTGTAGACATTGTCATATTGAATGCCTTACGTAAAATAGTTCCCATTTCTATTAGAGATGATTTGATATTACTTGTATCGCTATCAGCAATCTCTGGACCTTTAATATTGCTAAGTGTATTGTACACTCCAGTATAGATTGAGTACAAGTCTCCCTGAACAAGCAGTGGCATCTTACTAAACTCGTGTAAGAATAGTATCGGGTCAAAAGTATTACTGTAAATACTATTGATTACTCGATGCAAAACATCATTAATGTAACCACGTGACAAAGACGGCAAAGAATTAAGATAAGGTTTGATGCTCTCGTTAGAGTATCCAATCTTTTCTAAACCTTTCTTCTCTGCATACCAATAGACTGTATAGTTTTCTGCAGTCTTAATATACAAAGGCTGTAAGTGTTTGACACCTACATACTTTCTTGGCTTGTTGTACTTCGCATCTACATACGCAATTAGTTTATTAACTTTGTAGTATTTATCTGTTCGTAAGCTAGTCGCTCTTTGTGGCACAACAATAGTCTTGTTATCGTGGTTAACCTCTAAGTAATCATTATTAGTTGATATCCACTCTGCGTCTTGCAACGCAAGGTTAAGCAGGGGGTTAGCCCTGCTTTTACCTTTACTACTTCTACGAGATGATTTAAACATCTTGAAGCTCCAACGCATCAGCAATCTCGTTAGCTACATAGCTGTCAAAGCATACACGTGCAGCATTCTTGATTGATACATTATTCTCTACGAGCTTTGCAAATTCTTTCCAAGCACGTATTGATGGTGGACATTCATCATAGCTACCTGCATTCTGTGAGTAAACACTTCTGTATTTCTCTGGCAGAGCAAGTATCGCATCTGGATGTACTTCATTAATGTTTAGCTTGACAGCAAATCTGTCGGCAAGTGCCTCAGGTAAGCTATCAGGTGTACCATTCATAGTGGCTACAACATTGAAACCACTCGCAGGTTTTACAGTTTCTTTGTCTTGGTTAGGCAAAGTGAAACGTGCAATATCCTTGTC